TGCTATCGGTGTCTCTCCTACTTGTTCCGTGCCCTTCGCTATCAGATCGATATTGTATGTCGCCGATTCTTGCTGATATGTTTTCGAGCTGGGATCTTCCGGGTTCAGATCAGGCATCCATACATTAACAAGGGGTTTTGGAAGCGAGCCTACCGGTCGCATCCGTCCCTGGGACACATCAAAAGCCACTAAAGGATCAATCGCCGCCTGCTCAGCGGAGAATGCTTCTAGAGCCTGTACGATCTTCGTCTCGATCTGATCGAATAATCCGAGCGCGATTATCTCTGCCATCTATACCCTCGCCAATACGGTGAGTCTCCCAGACGTATAATCTGGCATCGGGGCCTGGCAATAGCCTACGAATGCTGCGCCGGTAATGTCGGTTGATTCCACCTTCCAGTTTTCCTCCGGTATGACGCCCTCGAGCGAACTGAGCCGAACCGTGAACGCCGATTTACTCCCTTGAACCAGGAGACCGGTCTCAGGATCGATCTCGACCGAGATCCGGGTATATTGACCCTTCACAGTTATTGTCTCTTCGGCATCATCAGGATTTGTGAATGTGATCTCCACCCCGAATCCCGCTACATCATCCTCCAGGATAATGGCGTTATCGGCCTCAGCCTGTTCCCGTAGGTTCATCGCTGACCTTCGCCTTCGCCTTCGGCTTTACCGGCGGACTTGTGTCTACGATCATACCGGATTCGATAGCTCTCTCGATTCTGGCTTTCCCCCACGCCGTGAGGATCTCCTGCGGCACGGGCCTGCCCGCTTTCCAGTTCTGGCCGCCTCGATAGAGCGTGCGACCTTTCCCGACTATGTATCCGGACATGGATTATTTCTCCTTGTCCTTGTCGGGCTCCTCATCCTTTTCGGGCTTCGGCTCCGGTTTCGGCTCTACCTTGGCAGGACCGAGGATCTTTACGTAGCCGCGCGCTACCAGCCTCTTAGCAATCACTTCGTTCGAGATACACTTGAAGTCCGGTTTGTAGGTCAGATATTCAATTCGCACGAACTTTTTAATGTCGTATTCTTTTTCCTTAGCCATGCGATCCTCCTTATGCGCCTACGCTTTTACAAGCCAACTGTGGCAGAGCATATCCGTAACCTGCACGGTAATCAGCACCGAAAACCAGCTTTTTGTTGACGTTCTTGTTCGTGTCGTCGAGCCAGGTCTCTCTTTCCTGCCGATTTTGAAAAACAAGTCCCTTGATCGGATATTCGGTACAGAAGCCGTAGAAGTCGTTGGCGTCGGCTACCGCGAGCGCCGGATCGACGACGACTTCCTTGATCCAGCCCTGAAATACGTTTTTCACACCCGAAGGGAGGGTAAGGGTCGGATCGGTAGATGATTCGGCGACCATTCGAAACAATCTCTCATAAAGAGGATGCACTACGAACGTGTCCGGTGCTAATCCGATGATCTCACCCTTGTCGTCTACGAACGCCATCATGGCCTGACGCATGGCGTCGATATCCGCCTGCACCTGGGCAAGCGTTCCTCCGGTTGCCGTTAGCGTGCCAGCGAGCAGGTTGTCGTTCACCCGGGGGGCGCTGACATTTGAGAAGAACGCGATTCCGTCGAATGCCAGGTTGGTAGTGCCGTTGGCGATGAGAGTATGAATCCGGCGGCCGCGATGCACCAACGCCCTATATGCCAGCGATTGTATACGCGGGATTATGAGCCCGAACTTGTCATCTTCAAGCTCATCGCGGTCTACGCCGACCGCGCCCGCGAAGTGCTTGTTTTTGATCGTGTACTCGTAATCGGCGAGATCCTCGACCGTGATGTCGCCGAGCCATTCGGTGAATAGCGGCATAGTGCCGAGCCACCGGTAATCTTCCTCCCCTCCGTCCGAGGGGATCTCTGTGGCGAGACGTCCCAGGGCGATGAACGGGCTCGATACCGCCATCTCTCCGATGGCCTTGTTGTAAATCGTTTTAAAGACTTTTTCGGCCCTTATGATTGCGCTTTGTGTAAGCATATTTTTCCTCCTTGCTTATGCTAGTGCGCCTTTAGGCACACCCTGGCGGAAATCGACGAGCAACCGTTTGTCGGTCGTGCTGTTTCCCCAGAGTTTGTAGTCCACTACACGCCCGCATGGATCTGCGTTGGTGGCCGTTTTTGCGATTGTATCGTCCGCTGTTGCATAGACGAAATCGTCCACATCCGTCTGAGCTCCCGATGCCAGAGGTATCCAGATTTTGCCTCTCTCGATCTCGCAGTCGGGATTTTCTCCGGCTGGGGCAACTACTTGGGCTTTGATGACGCCGATGGCACGTTCGTTCGCAACATCGGTCGGCACTTTCACAAGACCGGTTGTTGGATCGATAACAACCATAGCGCCCTTGTAATAGATATCCGATTCCGTCACTTTGCCATGCAATATCTCGGTGCGACCGGATACTGCATATTCTCTGTCAGCTGCTAGGGCCATTATTTACCTCCTTCTTTTTTCGGGCCGTACTTTTTCAGGTCCTCTGCGCTCAGACCTGCTTTCTCGGCTGCGGCATGATCCTCGGCGGTAAAACCGTCTCCGGCACCTGCGCCGGTGCTGGATGCCGCCGTTGAAACATTAGGCGGATTCTCGCCGTCCTTTCCGGCTCCTTTTCCAAAGTCACGCACCGCTACGCTGAGCTGCGGCTTGACTTCCTCTTCTGTTTTCCCAGAGGCGAGTGCCTCTGCCACGATAGAGGCGACTTTCTCGTTTTCCGCATCCGCCTCTTTCCACCCTATGAGAGCAAGAACCCTTTCCCGCTCCTGCTTGATACCGTCCGCCTCGCCTTCCTTGCGGCCAGCTTCAAATATCTCCGCATAGAGGGCAGGATTCTCTTTTTTCAGTTCGTCAAGTGTCATATCCTTGATCTCCCCTATATTTGATATGGCCGCTTCTGCGGCTTCATCGGCAACGCCGAGTGATTTTTCTTTTTTAGTTGCCGGCTCAAACTTGATATATTTGATCTTGTGATCTTTGAGCCATTTCTTTGCTTGAGCGACAGTAAACTTCTCTACGCTGAAACGATATGCCTGGGTCGTCATAGTGCTTTCGCCTTTCAGACGTCCGATGATAATGTCAATTCCGGTTTCAATATTTTTGCGCCTGAATGATTTTGCCTGGAAATCTCCCGGTTCCCGAACTCGTGCCGAGTGCTCATTCGGATAAGGGTCTTGGGGCGATTCCATATCTCCGAGGATAGCTGCAATCTGCGAAAGACTGTCGAGATTTTCTGTCTCTCGGACCTGTTTATCACATTGATCAATTTGCATTCTTGCTTTTGCAATCAAGGCTACTTTGTCGTCGTCTATCTCCTCAGATTCGGGAGCTTCGACAATCTCATCAATGAATCCTGCATCAAGGATCTCATCTCCATACAGAAAAGTTTCTTCATCCATCATGGCCTGAATTTGTTCACGTGTTTTTCCGGTCTTTTTGATGTATGAGTTTGCGATAATTCGAGATAGCCCTTCGATTATGTTTGCAGCTTGGCGCAATGTATTATGATCGCCGGCAGCAAAAGCGCGGGCATTATGAACCATGAATACCGCGTTCTCTTCGGCGATCACCCTCTCGCCGGCCATGACGATATAAGATGCCATCGAAGCGGCGAGACCCATGAGATGGGTTGTTACGATCCCAGGATAGCGTTTGATGAGATTGTAGATTTCAAGACCATCATAAACTAGACCTCCGGGAGAAGAGACCTGGATTTCCAGATCTTCGCCATTTGCATCTTCGAGCTGTTTACGGATATCTTTCGGTGTTGCGTCCCAGCCGATCACGCCCGAAATGCTGATAATCTTCATTTCCCGCCTCCGTTCTTGGAGCCGAATTTTTCGACAACTCCAACACCCAGGAGACCCGCACCTGCATAGATCAGCGTCCGCCCGACATCAAGAGAAGTTTGAGGATCGGCTACCGGATTGAAGAGAGAGAACACGCCGACTATGCCGAGAAAGGCCCCTCCTGCGCCTATCAGGATCGTGCCTATCAGACGTTTGCTCGAGCGGTGTCCCTGGGCATCGCGGAAAAAGCCTGTCTGTCTTTTTTCGTATAAATCCTGTCTAGTAGCCATTCTTATGCTCCTGGATATATGATTGCGAAATTCGTGAGATTCTCCAGATCCGAGATTCTCTTATTCCATCCGCTCCCGTCGGCGAACCGACCGGGCCAGGGATCGTTGATGATGATCTCGCTGGTCACCGTATCAAAGGCCACGCCGGCGACGTAGTGGCTCGGACTCTTCAGGCAGAGCTGGATCGAGCAGCCATCCTTAAAGCGATCCGTCAATTGATGATGAGTAGCGATCCATATAAACTCGCACTTCACTCCGAAAACATCCATCACTGCAGGCGGATAGTATTGAGGGACTCGGTTGCCCGGTAGATCCTGCGGTCCAATATCAGTCCGTACTTTCTCGAGCAACTTGTAATTCCTCGGATCGTTGAACCAGTCGTTTAGGATCTCTTCCGGCTGAGGCCGATAAGCTCCCCGGCAGACAACTTCCAGTTCATAGTCGTGGACAGCCAGGCAGTTGACAGCAGTTGTAGATCCACAGCTCTCCAGGAATCCCTTCCGACCAGTTTTCCGCAGGATCTCCTCGGTCGGGTTATTTGTCTGGATGTAATACTTGTCCGGATCGTTCCAATACTGCGCCCCGTAGATCATTTCGCCAACATCTCCTTAATCTCTTTTACATCGTCCTGGATATTATCCAGTTTCGTTTCAATCACCGCCTGCTGGATGGAGAGCGTGTTGATCTGTACCTTGTGATTTTCTATGTCGTTCTGCATATCGCGGGTCGGAATTGCTGCCATGCTGATAATGATTCCGCCGAAAAATATACAGATCGTGATTATTGCTATCACCCATTTTGTCGTTATGCTCATGTTATTCAGTTTCATTCAGATTCCTTCAATGCAATTCCTCTAATACCAATTCTGCAATTTCTTCTTTTAACTCGTCGCTCTCACCATTTCCTCCGGCAGCCGGAATCGTGGGGAGAGATTTTTTCGCCTCGGCTACTTCCGCATTTTCAACTTTGAGACGCTCAATATTCTCAGTGAACTCCGAACCATTATAAGCCTTGCTCTCCCTCTCCCTGGTAGTGAGACCCTGGCCGATTCGTTCTGTAGCTGCTTTCGCCTCTTTCAGCGGATCGATAGAGGGTTTATTGATACCTACCCAGCTGCAGTTGAGCCAGGCACGACGCATGACAACAGATTCCCATCCAGGAGCCTTGATCCGACCGCCTGCTATTTCCTCGCGCATCCATGCTTCGTAGATCGGATTAAGAAAATCGGCAGCGAAATCCACCCGCCATTTCTCAACTACATTCCAGAAGAGAATCAGGGAAGCGCGCGAGGCGCTATAATTGGCATTGAAACTCATATCCAGCACCTCGACAGGTATCCCTAGAGAGGCGGAGAGTGAGGATTTTATAGCCTTGAGAAATATCTCAAAACTTACATTCGGACGCTTCGTATCATAAGATTCGAGTTCCTCGCCTGCCTTAAGTGTTTGGATCAGGAGTCCGGGTTTTTTTATATCGCCGGATGTCGGCGGAGTATCACCGGTTGTCGTCGATGTTACCGCCGTACGCTCCATGACTCCCTGCAGAGCTCTTGATGCGGCCTTATCTGCCGAGGGCTTTATCCAGGCCGCGATAGTGGCATTTACGACCGCGGACTCTATCTCGGCAACCGTGTAATCGGTGAGTTTCTGGAGCTCGTGAATGAGATTTGCTAGCGCGGGAATCCCTCGTACCTGGCCGACTGAATCGGTAATAGCAGAATGAAAGAAGAATATACGACCGGATTTTGGACCCTTTTTCGGAACTCTGGTAGATTTCCGGGTTTCCTCATCGTATACATAGATGGCAATTTCTCTGCCGACAGAATTGATCTCGATGCCATCGATGATCTTATTCCCGCGAGCTTTTACCGCCAATTTCATGGGTTGATCAAGCGGGTCTTGTACCTGGTCGGGATTGATATATTGCAGCTCGAGCGGATTCTGTTTCTCTTTACTTGCTGAATATCGCGGGAGTTTTATCGTTTCACCGTCTTTGAACTTATTGAGGAAATCGAAAAACTGAAGTTGATAGCCTGTCCGCTGGCCGGTAGCATCCAGGTCTTTTGAATTCATGAAAAGATGAAATCGAGTCTCTGTATTTCTCAGCCAGGCGCGTTTTTCTTCTTCGGTCACTTTCGGATTGCATATCTCCCAGATCGGCGCAGCCTCCAGCTTCAGACCAGTATTGATCGTATTATCTGTAAGCCTGCCGATGAGCGCCCTGGCCTGAACGCTATCCCAATATGCGATTCGAGAACGCTGACGGAGTACTTCATGATCGAGATCCCAGCCGGAAGGATAGTTAAGCGCATTTGTAAACTTATCGCCACGTCGACGGAGAATGCCATCCTTCGATACTTTGACTTTGATGGTACTTGCTTTTGGTGCTAAATTTGGTTTTGTTTTATGCTTGAAAATATCCAGGAGTCCCATCAATACCTCCTGAACGTCGGGGCGATTATGCCCGACCCTTCCGCGACGGCCTCATCATATTTATGCTCCCAATACGCAAGGGCTTTGTAGAGCGAGGTCAAGTCTGCACGCTGTACGGATTGTCTGCCCTGACCTGTTTCAAGGGAGTACTGCAATGCGGTTTCTGCGGTCTCGATTTTAGCTTCGAGGGCCGTGATTTTTAGCTTAATTTCGGCTGAGGTTCGGAGGCTCATTACGCGCCTCTGAGGATATGTTTAACTTGATCCATGGCGCTCCCCTCCCGGGGCACAAAAAAAGGCGACAGACTAGCCAAACGAGAACGGATTACAAGTATAGTAACCCGAGTCGTTTGACCAGCCCATCGCCTCCGGTATATCCGGTCGGCAAAAAGCCGATCAAAGAAATTGTCGTTATAAAAATATCAATGTTTTGTTAATAATGTCAACATCCTTTTAGTTTTTGTTTTTCTTCTATGTTTTTCTTAATGGAGACAACCTCGCCGTCATGTACTACGAAACTAATGCTAACTTCGCCGAAGCGCAGAGAATAGATCGTATTTTCTATCCATTCAATCGTCGCTTGGTCAAGTTTCATATTTTTGGAAATCGTTTTTCCGCCCATTTCCAGAAATCAGGCCAGGAGAATTCATCGTTTGGAAAAGTATCCTCCCAGGCTGCGGTGGCGAAATAATAAAGTGCGCCCATAGCATAGATACGGCAATCGTGCGCCTCATTACGCCGCCCACTTTTCAGATGCCAGACATGGCGCACTGCTCCCGTGCGAGTGGTCTCTTTATATCGCTCTTCGGCTGTGAGCTGGCGAAAGTATTTTTCTCCATATTCAATAGGAAAATGGCAGTAACCGAAGGGATAATCCTGTCCAGGTTCAGGCGTGCCTTTCTCGAGATAACCGTATAATTCCTGCTTGAGCTGATCGGTATACAGATCAACCCTTTTCACCTGATATCCGGATATATCTCGAAGCATAAAAAGCTTTGCCCTTTTTCCCACCCGGCTATCGCCCATGACCGGGAAAACGCCGGATTCAAACCGATCGCAGAAACTATAGGTCTGCGG